GGGCCGGTAGGGCCGGTAGGGCCGGTAGGGCCGGTAGGGCCGGTAGGGCCGGTAGGGCCGGTCGCTCCGGTGGCACCTGTTGATCCCGTCGGCCCTGTGGCTCCGGTAGGTCCTGTGGGTCCTGTGGGTCCTGTGGCTCCGGTGGGTCCGGTGGGGCCAGTCGCTCCGGTAGGACCAGTGGCACCCGTGGGACCCCGCGTATAACTCCAGGTGGTCGGCCCGGTGACCCGAAAAATCAGCTCTTCGGCTTGCAGGGCCGTCGTCACCGGCGTGGCGAGGCCGTTAAACGTATCACTGCCCTGGCGCGTGATAATCAGCGCCTTCGTGCCGCTATCAATCTTGGTAAACCGGCATTCTGTCCCCACTAGCAACGTGGCCGCGAGCGGCGGTTGCAGTGTCAGATCGCTCGTATCGCCTGTGGTGGCGTGGACAAATTCACAGCGGGTCAGCGTGGCATTGGTCGCACGCGCGGTGGGTGGATAGACGACCCCCTTGGTGCCAAGGACCACCGTCGCATCGGGCGGATTGGGGCGCAGAAAGCCGCCGTTCCGCTGCCAGGGCGGGGGCGGGCTCTGGCCGACGACACTGAGCGGACTCGCGCACAGGAGCAAGCAGAGGAGGAGAGGAAGGAGGCTACTGCGCCGAGGGCGGGGCATCGGCTTTCTCCTTCACTGAACCAGCATCCTTCTTGAGCTTCTCCAACTCACCCTGTAACTGTTTGACCTTCACCTCTAACTCATCCGCCTGTGCCCACGCATCGCTGAGCGCCTGTTTGGTCTCCGCATGTTGCTGTCGTTCCCAGCGCAGCTCCCGCTGCAGCATCTTTAACTGCTTGTCCGGCGAGACGACCTGCGGGGGCATCTGCGGCTGCGGCCACACGACACTGCCCAGGCCGATGACCAGAAACGTGGCCAGGAGCAGGAGCGGGACCAGGAGCCCCGAGGGGAGCGGCGACCAGAGCGTGTCGCTCATTGGGGTGGCCCTTCGTCTCGTAAGACATGCTGGGAGACCAGCGTCTCTGGATCATCCTCAAAACATCCCTGCGGGGTCCAGTACCCGTCAAAGGCCGCCCCCCGTTGCAGCAGCCGTCCCTCGGCCCGTTCGTAGATCGTAATGCGCGCCGCAGTATGGGGTTGTCCCAGCGGGCTCGTCAGGGGGACAAAGATGGCCGCGTCCGCCGCGACCTCAAAGAGCACGACAAAGGTACGTCCCGCGTGGTGCCAGGTGCGCAGAGACGTGGCGCTCTGGGGGGCGGCCCCGAGGAGGAAGCCCGCCAGGAGCAGGAGCGGGACCAGGAGCCCCGAGGGGAACGGCGCCCAGAGGGTGTCGCTCATGGACTCTCTCCCAGGGCCGCCCGCACAAACGCATCTTTGGCCAGGAGCAATTGCCGCAGACCAAAGGTGAGTTCTGGCCCATCGGGCAGGCGATCCACCATGCTCAAGGCCAGCCCGGCACAGGCTGCCGAGATGCCCTGGAGATGCCCTGGCAGATGCGCATAGGTGAAATACTGCATGATCTGCTGGGTGGCGGGATGCCGGGTCGTCAGGTCCAGGCTCATGTCGTTTTCTCCACCACGGTGACGATGCCGGAGGTGCCACCCGTGCGAATGCACTTATAGGCTTCCTGTGCCTCGGTATCCACCCCCAAGACATCGCCCACATCGAGCGTAAAGCCGGCCGTCGTGCTGGGATTGCCTTGTCCACTGCTGAGGCATTTGATCTGCCCGCCAGACACCAGCTTAATTACGGCGCCACACCGGGTGATGGAGGACCCCAGGACGGTCACGCCGCCGGAGGTCGCGTCCACCGTGATGTCGGCGAGTGCGCTCCCCTGGAGATTGGCTTTGAGCGTCTTACAGGGGGCCGCGCCTGGCGTGCCCAGGGCCGCCAGGGTCGCTTCTGTCGCACCGCCCGTCGGCAGGGGGAGGGAGGCCACGGAGACCGGCTGCGTACTTTGGAAGAATGTGCCAGTCACCGGGGTCGTCGGCATGGTGGCAATGCTCACCGGCTGCGTCGACTGGAAAAATGTGCCAGTCACGGGGGTAGTGGGCATGCTGGCGATACTGACCGGTTGCGTACTTTGGAAAAACGTGCCGGTGACCGCCAGCGGGCTGTTATCGCTCGCAATGGCCACCCGCTGCACAGCACTGCCCACCACGCCATTGCCGGTCGCAATCGCCACGCTGTTGACTTTGGTCAGATTCAGATCGGTCATGGTGAGGGTGACACTGGCGCCGCCAATGTCCACCCGGACGCACGGCGCTCCGGTCCCCAGACAGTCGTCATACGACCCCTTCTGGAGGTCAATGAGGGCCGTGGGCAAGGCCGCATCGCCCGGTAACGCGAGGAAGGTACACAGAAGCACGAGAAGGAGGAAAGTGCTTAGCCAACGATAGTGTAGAGGTGACAAAATGTAACCTTTCCATGATGTTCAAGGCTCAAATTGTAACACGGGGCAAGGAATTTTTCCGTGCGCTTGTGGTACACTCCATACGCGGCGTAAAGCGTGTGTTGCAACATGCGCTTGCACTCTCTCCCTTAGGGGCGCCGCGTTTGTCCACCACATAAGGGAGGCTTCAACCACAAAGGGAGGGTGGCTATTATGCCTACATCTTTGCTTCGCCTTGTCCTCGCTACGGTTTTCTCTGTTGGCCTGACCATGCCCGCCTGGGCGTCTGAATCCACACCTCTGGAATTACATGAATATGCCTGCTTAGGGACTATCTACCATGATGAGCAGCGCATGCGGGAACTTGCTAGCGAGTTCATTGAAGCCTACCTCTTTGCGTGGTTTACTGAAACCCCCGCTCTCCAACGCCAACTGCTGCACAGGAGCATTAATACTCTCTGTCTTGTCCATCCAGACTGGGCCTTATCTGCCGTAACCCAATGGGTGACAAAAGCGGAAGTTGACCGTCGAGGGAAGATCCTTGACGCCGCCATTGCACGCGAGCGGCAAGAGCAACGCCTCAAGATCTTTGACCCGGCCCACTTGCTCAATCGTTAATTCTTGCACGCAGGAGGTGCTCTATGTCTAGTCATGCACTCATAGTCGCAAACGTCCCGATTCTGCAAGACAGCCACGGACGATACAACCTGAACACGCTGCATCAAGCCAGCGGGGCGGATGACGCGAAACGTCCTTCAGATTGGTTGCGACGAAAAACCACTAAAGCCTTGATTTCAGAACTCCAATCCCAAGTGGTAAATTTACCCTTTGACGTCGTTAAAGGAGGAAACGCCCCTGGGACCTATGTGCATGAGTTGCTCGCCATTTCGTATGCCGGCTGGATTTCTCCCGTCTTTCAACTCCGGGTCAATCAGGCATTCCTCGACATGAAACGTGCCGAAACGTCTGTTCCCGTGCTCCACGATCCCACCATGCAAGCGATTATGGCACTTGCCATCGAACAGGATGCCACTAAGTACCGCTTGGCCCAGGTTGAAACGGAGACCTCCCATGTGCGTGCGCTTGCCGAACAAGCCATTGCGAATCAGCAATGGTTGAGTATCCGTGAGTACGTCTTTGTTAACAAGTTGCAGCACCAGATGCCCCCATCGCTCCAAACCGTTTTTGGGACATGGCTGGTCGGCTATTGCCAGGAAAATGGGATCCCCGTCCGTAAGCAACCCGTGGCTGATCGCACCTGGAAAGATGAGAACGCCTACCACGTCGAGACGATTGCTGAGACCCTCCCCGGCTGGCTCACGCGCCAGCACAGTCAAACCACCCTGTACCCCGTGCGGCCGCGCCCGGGGGCCTAGGAGCCTGCGATGGAACTCCTGCACATGTTGTGGTCTGCTCTCATGTCCGCCGCCGTCTGGCTGTGGACTGCTGACCGGTGTCCCTTGCCCTGGCATGGCTGGGCGCTGCTCGGCTGCGTTGTGGCCATGTATGCCTGGGATTTCTTCTTCCCTATGGGGCACCCTCCTCGGTTCGCTCGTCCGCGAGCAAGTGATACACTTCGGGATGCTGCACCGCGGCATTCCACAGGGCCATCGCCCGCGCATCAACGCGCCCACCCGGTTGCATCAGCCGCCGCAAGAGCGGCTGCATATTCGGGCGAAGTAACATCCGCGCTAAGCCATAACTGAGCGCATCCGCCCCTGCCAACCCTAGCGCAATCTCCTGGTGTCCCGTGGCATGCCCCCCTGCCATGGCGACCATATCCAGGAAAGCCCGACGGCCACTCATGAACGGTGGCAACGTGGGGGCTGTCGGTGCCGGGGGTGTAAACGGTGGGACAGGCGGGCGGAGTTCCAACGCCGTTTGGGCCGTCACCCGTGGTTGTGGGAGCGGAATTGTTTTCGGTGCCACCGGCCCTGGCGGCGGACCCACATCGGTGACCTCAACACCGCCGGGCATCCGTGGTGCCCGCGCAGGAATCTGCGGCAGTCCGGTCAAGGCTTCCACATTACTGCGCAAGCGTTGTAAGGCTTGGGCAGAGAAGCTGCCGGCAAACAGCGGATCTTCCGCAATCGTCCGCTCCAGACGTGTGACAAGCGCCCCGGCGTCAAGCCGTACCTGGCCGTCATTCCCGACGCGGATAGCGCGTCGGATGAACCGCTCCAGGTCCTCCACCGCAAACTCGCGTCGGGCTGCCGCATTGGCTTGGCGGAGGAGGTTGGTGGCGCCTGGGGCGGTCGCCAGGGCCTCTTGCAACCCCCCGTACAACTGTTTGGCTACCCGCCGTACCCGACTATCGGCATGGCGGGTCAGCGGACCGATGTCCTTGAGATACTGGTGCACCTGGTTGACGGTACCCTGTTCCCCAAGCTCTTGAATATCGGTGGCAATTTGCTGTAACCGGCTGGGTTGCATACTGGGGAGGGGTGCGCCCAATTGATCCTGCACGATGGCTGCAGCTTCTTGCGCTGCGGTCATGCGCACCGGCACATCGCCCACTTCCCGCACAAACTGTTCGTAGAGCTGTCGGGAGGGCGCTGCCGGAAGAAAGGTGCCTGGGAGATGGCGGGCGGTGGTGGCTCCTCTCTTCTGGGCTTCAACCGCCCCGAGGTATTCCTGCCTCGCCTGCCGATAGGCCGCCTGCGCGTCCTTGGCTTTCTCCAGTGCCGTGGTATAGGCGTCCATTTGTTTGGTCTCATACGCCTTTTGTACGGCGACAGTCGCGGCATCGGCTTCCTGTTTCGCCGCATAGGTTCGGTCCGCATACTGTTTCCAGCGGGATGTTTCGACGGCCGCATATTTATTATGCGCCAGAATACTGGCTTCCCGTTGCCGTGCCACCACAGCGGCATGCTTCGCTTCCGCCGCAGTAAGGTCCTCGGCAGTCGTGTGCTCTGCAGCCCGTAACGCCTTGCCAGCCCGAGCAATGGGCCCCCCAGGGACTTTCCCGAGTGTTTTGACGGCGGAGCCAGCATACGGCACCAACGGCGCCGCGACCGACAGCACGTCGCCGAGCGTCCCAGGCTCTTCTAACCCCAGGTATGTGTTCAGTGTCCGTGCCCCAAAGCTCCCCAGCGCTGCACCAGCGGGGATCGTGACAGGCGCCACTGGGCCCAGGAACCCACCAAGCGCCGCACCGCCCGTCGTTCCTCCCAGCGTAATCCCCATGGCCGCGGCCATCTTGACCAAGTCTTGCGCCTGCAATGCGCGCGACTTTTCTGGCGTCCCTGGCATGCCGGGAAGCTGTGGCGTGGGAGGAAGAGTACGGAAGGCCTCAGGCACCTGTGTTGCCAGAGGGGATGGAGTGCCCCTGGTCACTACTGGCGTCGGAGTCGGGACAGGTGGAGGAGTAGGCTGCCTCGCGTCAGGGGGCGCAATACCACGCGCTTGGGCTTTGGCTTTGTGCTCCGGGCTGAGCGTGTCCCAGTCACGCAGGATGATGCTCTTTTCTTCCTCGGTATACTCTCGTGGCATGGCTAATCCTCGTTGAGAATATCCGTGCCGGTGCGCTCCGCCGGGGTGTCCATCTCATGCTCAAACCGGCGTCCTTTCATCGGGCCGCCCGTCTCGGGATCAATGCCCATGTTGCGCAGCATCTTTTCGGCCGGCATCCGCCCCTTCTCAATGATGTCGTGCACCGTCTTGAGTTGGGCTTTCAATTTTGGGACACTGGAGCGCCAGGCCTGCGGGTTAAACCACTCTCTGACTTCCTGAATGTCATTGGCAATGACGCCACGTTGCGCACCCCCACCGGCCGCAATCGACTTCACACTGTTCGCGTGGATGATAGCAATCGCATGACTTAAAACTTCCAGCCGTGGGATCTCCGGGTTAAAGAGGCCGGCTTTCAACGTCGCATCCATCGGGATCCGTTGTGCCACGTCTTGCACCCACCCATTGATCCAGCCCGCAAACCCCACATTCTTCTCGGTGAGTAAGGGCTCGACCAAATCCAGCATCTGTTTCGACTCTTCTAACGACGCCAATTGCCCCAGATACGGTCGGGCACGTTGCAACACCCGAGCAAAGCCAGCCTCACTTTTGGTGTCCGCGACTTGCTTATTGACCTTGTCCATATCGGCAGTCGAGAGTTGGCTGAGGTCGATCTGCCCGCCTACGGTGGGCGCATTCGGGAGTTGTCCCTTCTGCGCCAGCGCAATGGCCGCCGCCGTTTGTTCTCTAGTAAATCCTGGCAGCCCCACATCCTTGCGGTAATGGCCCACCGTTTCGCCAGGTCGGGGACCGCCAGCCGGCGCCTGCGTGCCAGGCGCCGGCGTTGGTGGCGTTGGGGCGACCGGCACAGGCGCCACCGGAGGCAGTCCGGCGCCTTGCCGTTGGCGTGTCGTGGGAAACTGCGGTTCTGGTCCTGGAGGAGGTGTCGGGGCATCGGTCACTGACACATCAGGATCGTTCGGGTAGGCTTTCGCATACCCGGCAATATGGGCTTTGGTGATCCGTCCGGGTTCCCCGCCCTTGAGGTATGTCGTGTCCCGGTTCACCCACTGCGCTAGATCGGCTTTGGCTTTTTCCTGCCCCATGGCGGCATACGCTTTGGCGTACTCGTCAATCATCGCTGGTGAGGGTTCCCCATTCGGCAGCGTTTTTGCTGTTGGACGCGCCGTCGGCTCTGGACGGACAACTGCTGGTGCCTGGGGTTGTGGTGCCTGAACGGCGGGCGGTGGGGTACTGGACGAGGTGCCTTGCCCAGGGAGCGGCACCGCTGGCAACGTCGGCTGGATGCCTGATTCTGCCGGTTGCCGCAGCTCATGCCGCACGCGCCCTTCGACGTAGCGCTGCAAGGCAGGGTCAAAAGGAATTTCGCCACGCTCCATCTGAAACCAGCGTTGCCAGACTTGTAACTCTTTGGGATCGGTACTCCTCGTGAGCCTTTGAAATTCGCCCGTAGCGAGCTGCTTTTGCAGCGGGCTGCCGCTTTCCATCATGTCCACGATACCCTTGAGCTTTTTGATGTAGGCGGTTTCTTTCACCGGACCTGGACTGCCAGGCTCTGCCCCAACAACCGGCGCAATGCCAAGCGTGTTATCGTCATAGAGAGCGATCCACTGGCCAGTGGACGGATCCCGGTGGATCGACTTAATCTTCTTCCCGCCCGCGAGTTGGCGCTGGAGGTCCTGGGTTTTCACCGCCGTTTCGAGGGGCAACAGCTGTTGCTCGGCCGCGGCCTTCCGGCGACGCTGATTCGATTCGGAGAGTGCATCCGTAGCCTCCAGGTAGCCTTCGGCGGCCGTAGACACCGCAGGCCCCAGTACGGAAGCCAAAGCCGAAAACGATGGCATTGCGTGGCCTCCTTGACACGTTCTGCACAAAAGCCTGGAGACGTGCAAAACATGTCCAGAACGTTACCCGAAGAGCCCTGGGTCATAATCGACCGCCGTTGGGCTGCTCCCCCAATCCCAGGCCGCACTGCTATCCACGGTCCCCGTCCCCGTACTGATGCCGCCCGACGGGTCGATGGTCGCCGGTTGAATGGCCGACCCGCCCGACCCGTACGGCGCACTGGGGACATTCCCGGTGGACGGCCCCAAGCCCAACCCCCGCACCAGAGCCTGCACCGCCGGACTGAGCCCCGCCAGGCCGGCGCTGAGCCCCAGGTTCTGGCCGCCCGACACGCCGGGAATGGTAAAGTTCGGTTGGCCCGGAAAGTTCGCCCCGCCATAGAGTGGGGGCTGCGGCCGCGGCCCCTGGTTGCCAAAGAGCCCTGCCGCCGTGCCCTGCGTGTTCAGGTAATTCTGCATGGCTTGCTGCAGCAACTGGATTTCGTACGGCGCAAAGGCTTGCGTGAGCATGGATTCCACGCCACCCCCCTGCGTACTGCCGCGCTGCGCCAACTGCCCATACACGTCACGCCCGACGCGGTCACGCATCGCCTGGCTCATCGGCTGGTAGAAGGCCTGCGCGCCCGCCACATCGGCGGCGGGATTCGCCAGCCCGGCGGCAATGCCCTGCTGCTGCATATACCCCTGGAGCGCACGTTGCAGGGCCTCTTGCTGCTGCTGGTTATAGCCCTGTGCCTGCCCCTGATACTGGGTCGCCAGCTGCACCAGGAGGTGGTAGAGGGCCTGTTGTTGCCGCAACTGATCGGCCTGTTGCCCGGCGGTCCCGGCCGCTCCGAGCAACGTGTAGCCCGCGCCACCGACCCCGAGCAAGCCCGCGAGCAGTTGCCCGAGATCCATCTGGCCACCCCCGGCTGTGCCGGTGCCCATGCCCCCCAGGGCGGTCGTCTCTGCCATCGTCCCTCCTCCATCGCCAAGCGCGGCCTGCCCGGCCTGGCGTCCGGCAAACCCGCCCACCGTCCCTGCCAGCGGCAGCCCGGTGGCACTGCCGGCCAGGGAGCCCACCAGGGCGCCGATATTCCCGCCACTGGGATTCTCCATGAGTGCACGGGCCGTGTTGGCATAGCCGTACACGCGCATAATATCCTGGAGCGTGCTGAGCGTGCTGGCGAGCCCACTACTGGCGCCTCCAGCCGCGCCGGCTTCCGCCCCCGCTCCGGCGGCCCCGGCGCCGCCCAGCGCCCCCGCGCCCATGCCCGCGGCCGTGGCGGCAATGACCAACGCGCCCATATTGCCCCAAAAGTCATTCGGCGGATTCTGGACCGCCCAGCCGGTGCCCGGTTGCCCGCTGCTGGCCCGGCGAAAATATTGCAGGTCGGCCTGGTAGCCGGGGTCGGGGTTATTGAGATCGGCATCCCAGCCCGTGGCGCTATCCAGGAGTCGGCCTTCGTCGGTATAACTAAATTGATGGACTGGCCGATAATTGCCAAATTGATCGTACGTCCCTCGATGCCCGCCCGCTTGCCCGCCGGTATACGCCTGCCACCACCGGTTCATCTGCTGCACGTTCGCATCGGTCGGGGGCAAATTCGCGTACGGATTGGCCACGTCAGGGCCGTAACCGGGGATGTTTTGATAGGTAATGTACGGCTCGGCCATCGGCTCAGACCCTCATGGGCCGCGTCAAAGGTTTTGGTTGCACGTGGAACGCCAGATTTCTGATGCCCAAAAAGCCACTTCCAGAGAACTCCACCGTACACCCGATACCGGTTCTCCCAATGTCAAACAGCACGACATCTTCCACCACCTGTTGCACCGATCCGTTCGGCAGGGCGAGGGCACCCTGGGAGACCGCCTCCGTGGCCGTGACGGTCTGCGGCAGGGCCGCCGGGCCAATCACAAACGTCGCGCTGATCGCCTGTAAGGGCCGAATGTGGTAGAGCGTGAGCAAGCATCGACGGATGTAGGCGCGTGTGAGCAACCCCGCAAACGGCGGCAGGCGCACACTCCAGGGAATGGGCACGCCGTCGTCGTCCTCGTCCCCGGCAAACAGCCGCACCACGCGGTTGCCCCCGGCTTCCCCGGCCTGGAGTTGCGGCGGCGGCGTCGGGAACAACAGGAGGTTGATGGTCGCAAACGGGAACGGAAAGGTCAAAATCATCCAGGTTTGGCGGATGAAATCATAGACAAACACGCGCGTGCTGCTCTGCGGGGGCTGCATGGCACACGGACAGGCACACACATAGATCGGCGGATTCTGCAGCTGCGCCGCCGTACTCAGCGCTGCGGTACTCCAGTCGATGCCGGTGAGTTCGTCCTGCCCAAAGAGATAGGGGCGGATCGGCTCCGACACCAGCGTGTCACTCAGCCCATCGTAGAGCGCAAACCCCTTATGGGTCAAGCGCATGAGGCCGTACCTGGGCAGAAATTGGATACTGCGGCCCGCACTACACCCCATATCCGTCTGCACTTTGGTGATGCTCGGCAACCCGCTTGGCGTAAAGATCCCTGAGACCTGGTACGTCGCGTAGTTTTTAAACGCAATCAAGATGTTCGTCGGGCTGATGCCGGTCTCCGCAATGGTGAACACCCCGAGCCCCGTCCCTTCCTGCCCGTCATCCTTGTCGACGAAGAGCTGAAAGGCCGGGGGCCAGCTGGCGGGTTCGTTCACATCGCTCATGCGCAGGGACGAGGGGCCGTCATAGGCCGACGTGGCGGCGGCGGTATTCCAGGCCCACAGAGCGTTCTCGTGCAAGGCCAGCCAGCGGGCGCCAGGCGTCACGCTGGCGGTGGTATTCGCCGTGGGAGGCAGCTGCCCGGTCCCCGTCAGGCCGGTATCCACGAGGGTGGTACTCGCTGTCTCACGTATGAGGCTCTGCGTCCCGCCGCCGACGGTGCGATACACCCGGTAACCGGTGGCGCCAGGGACCGCCGTCCAGGTCAGGGTGTTGAACTGACTGGGGGAGAGGCTGCGGCTGCCGGTGGTCGTGGTGCCCGGGGCACTCGCTGGCGTTTCCCCGGTGTTATTGATCGCCGTCAGCACATACGTATACGTCGTCGTACCGGCAGTCGTATCCGCCGTCGGGGGCGTGGCGCCGTTGCCCGCCAGCGTGCCATCGTCCACCAGCGCCAGCGTACTGGCCTCCACGGTGGCGATGAGGCCTTGACTCGCCCCGCCGACAGTGCGGTAGAGTTGGTAGCGCAGCGCGTCTTGCACCGGAGCCCACGTGAGGAGGTTGTAATTGTTGCCGTCCAGGGTGGCAGTGCCCGTCGTGGTGGTGCCAGGCGGCGAGTGCGACGTGGAGCCCAGGGCATTGAGCGCCACCAGCTCGTAGGTGTACGTGGTGACGCCTGGGGTGCCCGTCGGGGTCACCACCGGGGCACTGGGGACCCCCAGGCCGGTGGTCGAGACCGTCACCATCGGCGCGCCGGGGCTCGGCAAGGCACTGGCGGTGAGTTGGGTCATGGTGACGCCATTGGTGCGCCAGGGGACTTCGTAGCCTGCGGCCACAAACGCCTCGTTAAGCCACGCCAGGATGGTCGGGGTGTCGTAGCGCGTCTGAAACGCCCCCAGCGGCGTCCAGGCCGGCGAGGTGCGCACGGCCAACTGCTGGGCACCCGGCGTGCGGAGGATCCCCAAGGCATACAGGGTCGGGGCATCGTCCACGGTGAGCAGATTGTACAGGCTGAGCAGGCGGGTGGTCGTGTCGGGCGCCCGGTCAATGGTCAAGCTCCCGTCGCGGACAGTCAGGGCCCCGTCTTCCGTGAGCACGAAGTTGAGGGCACGCAACACTTTATTTTTGGCGACTTTGTAGGGGGAGGAGGCCGCGTCAATGCCACCACTGTAGTCGGCGTGTTCAATGGCGCGCAAGCGGGAGGGCATAGTCGGCCCCTTCACCTATCCCGTATACTTCCCTTGCTGGCCCCAGGGCCTTGACTGTCGGAAGCGACAGCGCTACGAATCGTTAAGCGTGGTCCTGTTGGATGCGATGCGGCCCCCGATGCTCCTTGCCTCGCGCACTGGGGCTAGGCCCGCTCAGGCTCGCGCCAAAGGTCAACACGCACAACAGCCTCCGGGACGACCAGCACGAACCCGGCATAGCATGGCTAAGGTCTCGGGACGAATGCCCTGGACAAGCATTCGATGCACAGTACGACGCCCTCCCAGGGACAAGCTCCGCCTCGACCGCGTAGCGGTGAGGGGGAGTCGTTGACAAAAGGTTTTCTGTTTGCAGGCTACCGTGGCCTCTCTTGCTCCCTCCGCTCCTAAGGTATTAACACACCCCAGGGGCCGAACGGGTAGACCCCGCCGCCGACACCACTCCCATACGGTCTGGTCTGAAACGTCCCCGGCGTCTGCTGCCAGCCGGGGGTGCGAATAATGCGCTCACATTCCGCATCCGCGCCTTGCCGGAGGCTGCGGGCTTCGGCATGATCCTGCTCCGCCTCGCGGACATCGGCCAGCAGATACTCTTCCAGGACCTGGACAAACGGGATGGGCACTTCGAGCTTGTCGGTACTCACACTCACCGGGTTCGGCGTGCGGATACCTTTCACCCAGAGACTACAGTGCTGCACCGGTGCCGTCGCGTCGTGCGCCAGGATGGTCGAGCCCGACGCTCCCCGCCGCAGCGCCGACAAGACATTCCCCGTCAACTGCTTGTACTCAATCAACTCCCGCTCCACCTGCACCCAGCCAAAACTCAAAAACCCGGTGGCGTCGTCGACCGTGAGTGTCGTGGCGTCTTGCGCCATCACCGCGGCCAGCGTCGTCACCGGGTCGCGAAAATCCGGGGCCGGCCACAGCCCCACTTCCAGCAGCCCGGCCCGTTTGTGCCAGCTAAAGGCGTAGGGTTGCTTGCTCTGGGCATAACTCGGAAAGATCGTTAACGCCTCGTCCACAAAAAAGCACGGCCACTGCGACACCCAGCAATCAGCGGTCTGCTGCCAGCGGGCATCGAGGGCATACGTATTGACCGCTTGGCGCACCGGCAGGGCAAAAAAGTCTTCCACGGTCCAGTTGCAGCGCCGCGTCAAGCGCCGCACCGCATTGTTGAGCCAGCGATACAGCGTCTGGGCGCGCAGAAACTTCCCATCCTGGTCGGGTTGCGGCACGCCCTGGGCGGTGTAGACCGGGTCGGGCATTTTATCGCGCACCGACGTGATGACCTCCCCGGCCATGATGAGCGGCTGCGGGATCTCTAACCCCATCGCCATGGCCACCAGGAGCGGCTGCAGCGTCTCCCACTGCACCGTCACCAGGGCTTCGCCGACCCCGTCAAAGAGGCCGCCTAAGGCGCTAATGAGGACCGGTTGATCGTCGAGGCCGGGCACAATGGGTTGATCGCCCCGGCCAAAATCCGCTTGACTGGTGAGCGTGCCCAGGTCGGGGGGAATGATGCGGTAGGCCGGGTTACTCCCCCAGCCGTTCTGGACCCCAAGGCCCCCGATGTCAATGCCTTGTAAGCCACGGGAGAGGCCGAAGCCGACGGTGCAATCCCACTCGACCCCGAGAATGCGTCGCCCGTGCACCAGGGCATCGGGAATCGTCAGGACGGCCGCGCCATTGACGCTCACGACCCGAAACACATCCGCGCCGCGCGTAATCCCAAAGGGAGGCAAGGGCGTGGGCGTCGGGGGAGGCGGCGGCTCCGGCGGCGGCGCGAGGACTTCCCAGAGGACCGTGATGGTCCCCGCGCCATCGCCGTCAAACAGGCCCCCGAGGGCAGTAATGAGCACGGGTTGATCGGTGAGGCCGGGGACAATCGGTTGATCGCCGCGGCCAAAGTCCGCTTGCGAGGTGGACCCCACGAGGTCGGGTGGGATGATGCGGTAGTCGGGATTGGAGCCCCAGCCGTTCTGGACGCCTAAGCCGCCAATATCCAAGCCGGTGAGGCCCTGGGAGGTGCCAAACGGGGCGGTATTTTCGTACAGCACGCCGAGAATGCGGCGGCCATGCACCAGGGCATCGGGAATGGTGAGGACCGCGGCGCCAGCGGTGGCATTGACGTCAAACGTACTAAACCCGCGGGTAATGCCGGGATCCGCCATGGCTCACCCCTCTGCCGGAGGGCGAGACAGCACGCGCATGGCGAGTGGCAGCCCCAGGGGCAACGGCGCCTTCGCCCCGCAGAATGGACAATAATTCACTTGGGCCGTGAAGACCGGTCCACGGAGGACCCCCTGCTCCGGGTCCTCCATCCCTTCCAGATCGATGACGAGATAGAGACGGCCGCGCACGTCTTCGTAACAGCCTTCGAGCGGATCACAGGCGGCCTCTGGGGCATCGCACACGTGGCGCGCACTCATAGGGTGATCACCGCATCCGGCGGCTCCCCGTGCAGGGAGTAGGAGACGACAAACCCCAGCGCTTTGGCGGCATGCATCAGGGGGGGCACGGCCTGCCCAAGGTCTAAGATCGTGTGCAGGTGCGGGTGGGTCTGCGGCGTCACCGGGCCACCGGCGGCCGCCACCGGGCTCTCGGGCGCGGCCACTGCGACGGGCGGCGGCTCAGGCTCCGGCAGATCCTCGCGGGCCTGCGGCCGCGGCGCCCCACTGCTGGCCGGACGCGGCGGCGTCGCCGGACGTGCTGGCGGCGTGGGCGGCACGGCTGGTGGCGGCTCGACCGGCAGGTGTGCATAGCCCGCGTAGGCGATCACCTGCACCGGGCTGCCATCCTGGGCGTCCACAATCGCGCCATGCGCGGGCCACTCGATCCCCACTTCCGGAAACCAGATTTCTTGTGTCTGCATGGTGCCTCCTAACCCAGATCGCCTGCTGCAGCCCCCGGAAAGCCGGCCACCAGGAACGCATCAAAGGCAATGGTCGCCGCCGCGGTCCCCGTCCCCAGGCTCACGCCCGGGCGCGCGAATTGCCGCGCGCCATCGCCACAGGCCCCGCGCAAGTCAAAGAACCAGTAGTTCGCACTGGACCCCGGCAGCGTCGGCGTCCCGCCGGCGACGGCGGGCAACACCCAGAGTTGGAGTTTGCGGTTGTTCGTGGTCAGGGCCGCGTTGTCGCCCGCCTCGATGTAGATCGACGACGGGGTCGGAGCCACCGTGGGCAAGACGAACGTTTTGATGGCGAAAATGCACCGGAACCAGTGACACGGTTGGCCAAAATCGCCATTGGCACCCGCCGCGAGCGTCGGGGCCGCGGTGAGATCGGCCCATTCAAAGCCCCCATTGCTGAACGCTGCGCCCGTATTGGTCGGGAGCGGCGCATGCATGACGACCGGTTCTCTGCGGAGTTGACGGGCCGCAGTCCCCATACTTTGGGTCATCGCTGTGGTTACTCCGTGTGGAGGGTCAGCTTTTCGTAACCTTTTTAGGCGTTACCGATCCCAGTAACACGAGCATGACATCTGAGCTGAAGGAATTGTAATTGCAGGACAACAACGATTCGTGCAATCAGCGCATATTGTGCACTTGGCATAATAAAAGGGGTCATATTGAAGTACTGGTCCCGGTGAAAGACCGGGCGCACGTACTTCTCCGTGTAAAACTGCATCTCGCCCGCCGGCACAAAGGCGTCATGGAGACATACCGCGCGGTTAAACATGACGTTCCGAAACCCCGCCCGCGTCGTCTCGGCATCCTCGATGTAGCGCTGTTGCGGCAACAGGACCGAGAGCAGGAAGGCGTTGTAGCCCGGTTGCGTCATGAGGATGAGCGTCGGCTCTTCGTTGCCGAAGGTGCACGAGCCGTACTCTTGCTGCATGCCGGTGGCGTTCACGACTGAGGCCGACGCGATAAACCACGCCGCGCCGCGCCCTGAGTTGGTCGAGGCATCCGTAGGGCCATTGCCGCCGTTGGACTTCCACGTAAACCCCGTAGCGGTGTTTTGCTGAATCGTAATCCCGGCATAGGTCCCCGACGCCGCCAGCGCCAGCGGCACGCCATCAATATCAATCGCCGTGTTCTGCGGCGCCGTGCGCTGCAGCCCCCGCGACAGCTTCATGAGCAAGGACGCAAAGGTGACGGTTTCTTTCGAGTGCACCAGGCGCACCACGCCACCCAGGCCCTGGTTCAAGATCGCGTCCAGCATCGGAATGACGCAGCTTTGATAATAGGCGCGCCACTGGAGTTCCGCCGGCTGTACTGAATCAACGGTATCTGTTGAGAGTAACTGTGTCCCCCAAAATGCCCCTCCAGTTAATTCTTCTTGGCTGATCACTGGCCAGACTAACGCGGCGCCTTCCTGCTGGCGCCCAAACCGGGTGGTGCGCCAGAAGAACGGGGAGGGGTTGAAGACCGCATCCGTCAGGTACGGCGCGAAATACTTTTGCGAAATCGCATTGGCCGTACTGAGGAGGGTAATCGGGGGCTGGGAAACCTGGGAGCCTATCCCACCAGCCGGCATAGAAACCGTCCTTTGCTACGTGCTACGCACCCGGAGGGAGCGTGTCGAGTTGACCGGTCCAGACGCGGTGGATGTCCGGGTCGCGGAGTACCGCCGTCATCAGGTCCTGCTCGTTGGTAAACGTCGGCGGCGCGGGGGCCACGACCATGGCGCCGCTGCCGTTCGGTTGAAACGGGGCCAGGGCCTGTTGGGCCGCCCAGGCTTGCTCGGCCTGTTCCCGCCCCGCCCGTTCGCCGTCCGCTTTGGCCGCGGCGAGTTTCTGGTCATAGGTCAGCAACCGGTAGGCATCCTCCAAAATGCCCCCAGGGACCGCCGCCCGCTGCGACAGGGCGGTGGCACTCTCAAAGAGTTTTTGCGGATTGACGGAGGGATCCTGGGCCTGGATCTGCTGGGTTTTGAGCACCACGGGAATCTGCGACAGCCCCTGCGCTAACGAGGTGTACAAACTCTTCAGCTCGTCGAGGCCCTTGGTGAATTGCGTCACCGCATCAGCCGTGGATTTAGTCTGCGACCACAAGCCCGACAGCACCGGATCGGCGCTGTACAGGTCGTCCAGGCTCGTGCCCGGACTGGCAGGCGTGCCCCGCGTCGGCGCTGGCTCGGTCGAGAGCCGCTCGACCAATTGCCGATCCAGCGCGGCCTTTTCGCGCATCAGCGCCTGATAGCGCTCCTGGGACTGGGATTGTAACTGCTGGTACTGGTTCGAGGGGACGACGGCGCGGCGTAAGGTGCCCAGGCTGACGGTGTTGCCGGCCTGGTCAATGGGCCACTGCATCGTGTCGGGAAACTTGTCACGGTCCGGCAGAATATCGGTGAGCCAGTCGAGTTCCGGCATAGACGGCTCCTATCCGGGGAAGGGAGGAGGTCCGGTGTCGCCCATGGGGGGCGTCATGGCGGGGCCACCCATCATCGGCAAGCCTGGAGGCGGCGCGCCGACGGGTTGCGCCGGGAGCTGGGCTAACAGTTCGCCCCCCTTTTCGAGGGCGCGGTAGGCGGTAATAAATTCTTTCGCGGCTTCGGAGGACCGCGTCAAGACGCGCTGAATGAGCGTGCCGACCTTCGACTTCAGTTCATCGAGGTCCTGACTCTCGTTGCCAAAGGGCGTTTGCCCCATGCTCTGCGCGGCTTGCACGCCCGGAGGCATCCCGGCCCCCGGCCCACCCGGCCCGCCGCCGCCCGGGGGATGCGCTTGCGCCAGGCGTTGCATCAGCGCGGTCAAGAGAGGATTGCCCGGCGTGGCCATTAGGGCGCCTCGCTCTCGGCATCCCAGTCGTTGACATCATCGCCACTGCCCGCACTCATCCACGGGGCGGTGTGGGTGGTTTGAAAGCCCATCGGATCGGGGAAACTCGTCGGGGTGGGACTGTGGACCTTCGCATGCCCCGTGCCCGTACTAAAGAGCGGGGACAGCAATTCGTGTTCTTTATACCCGCGTGATGGCATCACGCACCTCCCCAGGCAACAGGGCACCTCTGCCAGCGCGGGGGCCAGACCTGCGCCGCACACAGACCGCTCGCAGAGGCAGGGCGTCGCGGGTGGCAGGGGCTGCCTAGCCCCCGTGGCTTCGAGAGGCCACGGACACCTCCCACGCCACCCACGACGTAGGACCGCTCCTCACGCTATTTGCGCGAGCCCTTACGGGAATGACGCCGACGACCACGTCGAGCCATGGCGAACTCCTTTGTGTAGGAAACAGGACACGAACGAGCGAACAGAAGACACTCGTTCTCAGTGTAAAAAACACACCAAGGTCTGTCAACCGGAAAACGTGTCCTTTTTTAGCCCTGGTCGGTGAGGCTGCGCAGGGCATCGGTGAGGACCTCGCGCAGATGCCGGTCCCCTTGCTTGGCATGGGCGTCAAAGGTCGGCACGTCGAGGCGAAAGCGCCGCTCCTGGCCGTTGACCACCCCCGTCACTTCCATCGCATGATCTAAGTTATGGGGGGCTTTGTCGATCTTGGTAATGTGAATGTCGTCAGGCATCGGTCTTCTCCTGGTGCGCCAGCCGCCGCTCATACTCGGCCAGCAGATCCGCATAGTCGTCGTCGCTCCGTGCCACCACGTGGCCAGTGGTCTCACTGGCGTCAATGTCCACCCCGAGCACCCTGAGCAAGGTATTCAGGGCGAAAAAACACTGCCAGGCTTCCGGCTCTGGCGGCCGCGCCGGCCACGACGCCCACGCCTCCCAGGCCCGCAGGGCCTCCCACAGCGCCATGGCCCCGACCGGCCCGGCAATCTCCAGCAGCGCCCGATACGGCCGCACCCCGCGCCCACGGGTCTCGTCCGTGAAGGGGAGCGCGTCCGGCATTAGCGCCGCCCTCCCCGCCGTCCCCCGCCCTGCTTCTGGCGCGCCATCGCCGCCATTTGCAACTCGTCATGCAACCGCGCCGCAATCTCCTGGCCCCGCGGAAATTCTAAAATCCGGTACAAATCTTCCGTGGGCATTTTGTTCATTTTGGCCAGCGCCAACGCCAGCCGCTTCACCATCGTTTTGGACTGCACCACAAAACTATTCGGGTCGATATGCACGCTGTACCGTTCCCGGTCCAGGAGCGGCTGCCACACCACCGGCTTCCAGCCTTCCTCCACACAACACGGCAGCAAGCGCGGCGCCGTGTAAAAATCCGCCATGGTGGCAAACAGCTTTTCCACCAGCCGCATACACGCCTTGTGGAGGAACCGGGCATGCAAGCGCGTCAACCCCATCCCCTGGCTAATTTCGGTTTCCGACAGTTCTGCAGAGCGGTTGCCCGGTTGCGGCGTGCCCGCCCGCGAGCCCACTTGCCCCATCAGGGTGCGCATCTGCGTCCGCAGCCGTTCCGGGTGTTGCAGCAAGTCCGGCGGCATGGCCGGGGGCCGGATCGGCTCAATGTTGGCGCCAGGGGTGCGTAAGATGACCTGGCCGGGCACATCGGCAAACGTGCGCGGATCAATCCCGGCGTGCGCATCGACCAGCCACACCGCCTTTTGCATGCGCAGGGCGTTTTCGAGGATGAGCGATTCGAGCTTATCGGTGGCGCGTTGCAGTTCGAGCAACTCCCCCACCAGGGAGCGGCGCGGCCAGAAACTGTGCAGCGTCGGCTGCAGCGTCAGACGCACCAACGGAAAGCCGTGCTTGTAGACGTTGGGGCCGTCATAGAGCACGGTCTGCGAGGTGCACTGGATCATGCGCCCGTGCGGGTAGGTCCGGCGGGTCAGGCGCTGGAGGTGGATGACGCCCTGGCTATCGGCCCAGGAGCCCGGCACCACATGCGTCGAGGTGTCCTGCACATAGCAGGTGTACACGCTCACGCGGGTATCCAGGCCCTGCGAGGGCACGGGCGCCGACACCGGAAACATCGGGGACACCATCCCGGCCCCCCGCCCCTGCCAGGGCGCACTCTCGCCCAGGGGGCCGCGGTCGGCCAGGCTCGTCACATCGGGCTGCACGCGCCACCCATGCTCGGGCCAGCGCTGCCGGACCTCGTGCACGTCCATCACCTCCCGCACAATGACATAGCGCCAATCGGTGTCGTCGGTGGCGTAGGGATCGGGATAGACCGTCGAGGGCCGCCGCGCCCGCACCACCACGTCGCCTTGCCCCTGCGCCGCCAACGGGTCCCAGACAATCTCGAAGAAGCCGCAGGGCCACACCGCCGCATCGGCGCACACTTCTAAGAGCGTCATGTCGAGACAGTGGCGCTGCCAGTACGCCTGGATGGCTTGCTCCAGCGGCGCATCGCGCTGGCCCGTCTGCGGATCGCCGGTGATATAGACCGTGGGGAGCATATCGGTCAGATCGGAGAGCTCCGACAGGATGAGGCGTTTGAGCTCGTTGACCACGATGGGGCTTTTGTAGCTGGGCAGGACGGCCGGCCAGAGATCGCCCCAGTAGCCGGTAGGCAGCGTCTCCCAGCTGGTCTCGGGCAGGATCCGGTCGCGCGCCTGCGCCGCGTCCATGTAGAGGCCCGACACGAATTGACATAAGAGGTCTTCCCCAGGGCGGGGGCCCTGACGGGTGACGTGGATCGGCGCCGCCTCCGGGGTCGTCGTGCGCTCACGGGGAAAGGGAATGACGCGGGCGGTGGCCGTGCTCATACTCAGGGCTCCGTGCCGGCGAGGCGGGCCACCCCCGCACTCAGCCAGGGCACACTGGGGACATCCCGCCGGACCACCACCGTATAGCTCGTGGACGCCTGACAGCCATAGCGCGCCTGGCACCACGCGGCCAGGTCATCCGTGCCGGCCCGGCGATCCTGGTCGGCCAACTGGGTGAGCCAGCGCCATTCCGCGGGGGTCACGTGGAGGATCACGGCCATCTACGTGGCTCTCCTCCCCTGGCGCTGCCGCCGCCGCTTGGCGCGTCTGGACCACCGGCGTGCTGTCCCGGCTGGGAGATCGCCACGTGCCTCGGCGGCGTACGCCCAGCGTTCTTGGCGGCGGGAATGCGGCATATCCTCCTGGCCAGGGCTACGGGGCATAGGGGATCCCTTCCAACTCCGCAGGAGGCACACGCCGACGGGCATGTAGTTCATTGAGGAAGTTCACACGACATTGGGCATGACAGAAGTGATACGCCACGCCGCCCTGCCCCCGCTCGCCCAACACGTAATGGGGTTCCGCCTTGGGGCCATCAATCACCCACTCGTGCGGCCCACTGTAACAGCCCGGCCCGGCACAGTACCAGTGGCGCTGATCCCAGGTGTGGCACTGCGGACAGCGACACTCCGACCCTTGTGCCGCAATCTGCGCCGCCCGCGGGTCCTGCATCCCCGCCGGCATGAACGAGCCATCGGCGCGCCGCTCGACCACGCCGACCCTGGCAAAGTCCTGCAGGATGGCGGTCAACTCCGCCAGCTTGTCCGGGAAACTACTCAGGTCGAGGACCGGACGAACGGCCGCGGAAGGTGGCGGTCCCTGGCCCAAATCCACGGCCAATTGGTCGAGATCGACCGGCATCTCCGGCACCGGGGCCGACGGGGGTTGCGGACGGGGCATCGGGGTGACTCCTCTGCACGGCGTCGCCCGTGCGGTGTTCCAAGGCCTCAATCTGCGCCTGGGTAATAAACCGCTCTAAGCCGCAGATCGCACAGCTAAAGTGATACAGCGCCTGCCCGGTGACTTCCCCGTGCACACGCATTTCGTAGCGGCCGCGGCCGTACTCCAGACATTCCGGGCACACAATGCGGACGAGGGTCGGCATGGTCACCCCTCCAGCACGCGCTGCGGCGCCTCGGCCAGGGCCGCCAGGGCCTCCTCCAGACACAGCTGACACACGGCAAAAGGGTCGCTGCCCTCCGGGTGCAACTCGACGAGGGCGGGCCGATGCTGCCAGCACCGATCACAGCGAAACGTCGTGGCACACGCCTCCCACCCATAGCGATGCAGGCGCGTCTCGCGCGCCCCCACGTCGCCGACCTCGCTTTGCAGATACGCGTCAAAGGTCCGTATACGCATGCGTCTGGGTCTCCTCGTCACCATTCCATGAACGTCTGTGGCTGCGCCCCCCCGCCGGTCGCTTGCCCGGCCAAAATCCGTTGCAGGTGGTGCCGATCCACGCTGGCCAGGTCGGGCTGCGTCGGATACCCGAGGCGCTCTAAATCCACCCGATCCTCCGGGCGCACCGGGGCGCTGTGGCGGGTCGCCACATAGTTTTCTGAGCGGGAAATCAGCGCAATGCCGAGCGCCATGAGCAGATCATCGTACCCCGCCAGCGCTTCGAGCTTGCCTGCGTCATTTTCGCCAAAGCACGCCAGCTGTGTCAAGAGGGAGCGGGAATGCAGCGTCATCGTTTGTTCCTGCACATGCTCGCGCAGCCGCGACAACATGCGCGGGCGGGTGGCGGAGTTGGTCTCCCAGCCGTACATGACCGCCTGCCCCTTGGTAATCCGATCCACGCGGATCCAGCGGTGCAGGTGATAATAGCCCCAATTCTGCTGCAGATACACCAACAACTCCCGCCCACCCCCCCCGCCGGACGACTGAATCTCGGGCGCCAGCAAGGCCATGTTATACACTTTGCCGAGCAATGCCAGCTGCTTGGCAAACGCATGGGGGGCGAGTGGCGCATCAAATTCCGCCACCTGTTCGAGCGTGTCCATGTCGAGGACTTCGGCGGCCGACTTGGAATGGCGCCCGCCTTCCAACCCCATCGCGCTATCGGCACCAATCACGTAAGCGTGCCCCGGCTCGGGCCGCCGAAAGATCGTCACCGGCCCCCCCGGCTGCGGCTGCCAGGTGATGCGCCCGTGCACAATGTCCAGCGTGCCCTGGCTCCCCGGCGTGATCGTCGGCTCACACCACACCAGCTCTTCCGGGCGAAAAAACGGATGCCCGCTCATAATAAACGCCATCTCCGGGGTGGCCGGATATTCTTGATTCCACGTATCGAGCGAGCCCTGGCAATCATCGTTGATGGTCTGGCGCCGCCAGCGCACCTGCCCCCACGTCAGATCCAACTCGCGCCTAAGCCGCGCTTCATCGCCGTAGCGATCCAGGTCGGACGGCAGCAGCGTGAGCGGGGTCGCATCGTCATCGGTATAGTCCGGGAAGGTATGCCAGGGCAGGAAGATGGGCACAAACGAGGTCTGGCGCCGACAGGCCCGGAGCCATTCCTGATGGAAGAGCGCCCCGTCTTCCGCCATGCCGTTGGCGGTCGACTCAATCACCCCCAGCGAAAAGACGTCGCGCCGCCGGGGGAGACACTGGAGGACCGCGACCAGGGCCGCCGGGTCTTTCCAAAACGCCACCTCCGAGCCGTGAAAGCACGTCAGCTGGCCGCTCCGCGCCGTCTCGGGGCTGCCCGCCGTGGCGAGGGTAATCGCCGAGGCGCGGTACTGGATGGTATGCCCGCGCACCTGGCCGAGGGCGCGCAGCGGGGACTGATCGCGAAACAGCTTGGACATGGCCCAGATGCGTTGGGTGGCTTCTTTGTCCTGGGCAATCACCATGGCCTGCACGTAATCATTGAGTGCCGCGATGGCGGTAATGAGGAGCGAAAAGAACGTGCTGACGCCTTCCCGGCGGGCTTTGAGGATGATGAACCGCATGCGCTGCTGCGCATCGAGCAGGGGTGCCACGTGGCGCCACAACACCTCCTGCGCGGCATTGAAGCGGGCCGGGCCAATGGCGCCGCCGCCGCGAAAGATATCCTCATAGCGGATCGGCAAGCGCTCCATGAGCGCGCGATACAGATGCCGGGGCGGGACCGGCAGGGGGGGAGGCACGCGGGCCGTGGCGGTCGCCATCGCCTCACCCGCGCCAGAGGTCGCCACGGACCTGTTGTTGCTGCAGAATCTGCCGTTCCACCTGCGCCGCGTCCGCATCCGTGAGGATGAACGTCGGGTACGGGGTCTCCGGCCCAGCGGCGGTCGGTGTCACGGCCGTGGGAACCGGGGTCGGGCGTAAGGACGCCACCGCCAGAGCGAGCTGCTGCAGCCCAGTTTCCAGCCGCGTCAAGCGCTCCTCGCGGCCCTGGTCGCCGGGCGCCATCGGAATGGTCTGCGGCGTGACACGGGCGCGCTCCTGGGCCTGGACCGCGTAGGCTTCGATTTCCCCCACCGCGGCCAGGAGGGCAGGAATCGCCTCGGCCACCGTCGGGACCCGCCGCCCATGGCGTTCGAGCCACACCAGCACCGGCTGCAGCATCTCCTGGAGGCCCTTGAGGAGGGTGGCGGTCTGCGGATCCGGGGCGGGAGGGGGCGGGAACGCGGCGTCCAGGCGCCACCCTAGCGGCCCCCCGTCGCCATTGGGCGCCGCGGCGGGACCGGCCCCCGCCGCCACCGGGGCGAGGCCATACCCACAGTTGTGGCAGCGGCCGTGATTTTCCGGCGCCGCCCACGTCGCGTGACAGTGGGGACAGGTCCAGGGCTCAGCCATCGTCCTCCTCCTCCTCGTTCTCCTCGTCCGACGGGGCTCCGTCGGACGTCTCTCGTGCGCGCGTGCGGGCTTCCACGCCCATCGCCTCCAGCCAGTGCTGAAATTCCTGATACGCCTGGCGATTCTCGGCCCCGCGCGCCACCGCCTGGCGCACCCGCATCAAGGTCTCCGTCGCCTTGAGCAACATATTCCAGGTGGACAGCGGCGACTGGTGCGCCTCAAACGCCTGCCAGTGCTGCGGGATCAGGCGAATCAGCTGACTCAGCACGGCTTCACTCGCGGGATCCGCGTCGGGGGCCGTATACAGCGCCCCGAGGGCCGTGAGAAAGTGCGTGTGGGCTGTGTGACTGGCCTGCGCCGCTTGGCGTTCGGCGTCGAGGGCCTGCTGCTGGCGGTCCAGAATCCCATCGAGGGAATCCACCAGTTTGCTCCGGCGTCCGGCCATTACGCGGTCTCCGCGGCGAGCGCGGCGAAGTGCTGTCGCAGGCGGGTCCGCCGGACTTGACGTTGCCGTTTGGCCCGTTCATGCGGCACATAGAGCACGTACGGATGCACGTGATAGCGCCCATCGGGCGCCGCCACGACTGCCCGCGCATACACGAGCGTTTTTAACGCCTCCAGCATCAGCAAAGGCGTCGTGCGAAAACGTGCACACAGCGTCTCCACCGTTAACCCCCCCTGGCTCCCTTCCTCCAGGGTGAGGACGAGGGCGCCAAACACCGGCCAGGCGAGCGGATCATGCACGACGCGATGCTGCAAAATTTTGGCAAGCGCGGCCAGGTGCACCCGGCCAAACAGCGGCGGTTGAGGCACAACACCGTTCCATGGCGACTAATCGCACACGCAGAACGCCACCCCAGAGAGGGGGCAGAAAAAGGCCCTTTTCCGCCCCCAGTGACACAGACCGTGCTGTACAGCATAGTGAACGAAGGCGGGGGCGTCAAGCGGGGCACACTTGCACACAATGGAGAGGGCATGTATACTCAGGCACGACTCGCCATTATGGAGGGAAGACCATGACGGGAAGCGAACTCCGGGCCATTCGGGAAGCGCACAACCTTAGCCAGCCAGAGTTTGCGCGCCTCTTGCACTATCATCCCAACTATATTTACCGGCTGGAACGCGACAAGGCGCCTATCTCACAACGCTTTGAATTATTGGTTATTGCGACATTCCCCAAAAAAAATGTGCGAAAATCTTCTATGCCTACTTGACTCTCCATTTTGGAGGGTGTATAGTTACTCCAGATGCAGTGCTTGACAAATACCGGCAGCCCTGATGGACGCTTGGCTCTCCAGTAACGCGGGAGGGGGTGACACGGCCCCCGCAGGTACCGCTAGAGGGAGAGAAGAAAACCGGCAGCGGGGCCGCCCACAGCGGGTACAGACACGGTGTCGGGAGCTACAGCGGCTCCCCTGATGATGGCCCAGCGCAGGGCCGAAACACCACACCCCAAGGAGAGGCCCATGAAGCTCACCCCGATGACGCAAGAGATGACACGCCGCCAAGCCCTGTGGACGCCGCCCACGCCCTCACGGCCGGCCATCTACAACGTCACCATCTGTCACGGCCCCGACGACAGCGGCAACACGGCAAGCTATGCCACGGAGGCGGAGGCCAGAGCGGAAGTGGTCCGCTGCCACCGCGCCCACGTCTGGCAGGTGCGCTACTGGGTCAGCTAACCCAACACCCAACAAGGAGCCTGACCATGATGCAGTTGCAGTCCTCCCCGCCCATCGGCACGCCAGCCTGGCACGCCGAGCAGGCCGCCCGCGCCCTGGCGTATCACACGGCCCTTGCGGAGCACCAACGCGCCTGTGCCCATACGGAAGTGCACCTGTTCCTGTCATGGCTGATCGAGGGCGTCTGTGCCGACTGCCATACGGAGTTTGCCCATATCCCCACGCACAGCACGATCGTCCTGGCAGACTGGGAATGTGAGGAGTACGGGATCGACTACGAGCAGCTCGAACTCACGACCGCCCCGGATGGATCGCCGCGCTGGAGACCGGCGGACGCCGTCAACCATGAAAGGACGCCACCCATGATTGAAGCCTGGGACAAGTACGGCACCCCGACAGACCCCTTTGCGTTGGCCCTGGAATGCGGCTGTCGCCAGCACCCCTATGAACGCTGCCGGGAGGCGCGGCAGTTGCAGGACCAATTGCGGCAAGCCCGGATCTGGCAGGCCCTGCGCGGCCGCCGCATCCAGCTCGCCGTGGAATTTGCCAATCACCTGTACGACCTGCGCCGCAGCATGCGGCCCTAACCCAGGGAGCCCCGACCATGCCGCAACGCCGAATCACCCCAACGCCAACGACGACGACGTGTCTGCACCCGCCCTCGCGCTACTATACGTGGTGGACAACGGATATCCGCACGGGCAAGAAGGACTGGTTAGTGATCACGTGTTGTGCCTGCGGGGAAGTCCTCAAGGGCAGTGCAGAAGAGTATGAAGCGCAACTCACGGAGACGACAGCGACCTAACATGGCAGCGCCCCGCCCGCAGTGCTGAGACGGGCGGGGCTGGTCGCAGGACACCACTCTCCCCATCAGAGGAAAGGCCTACGATGATACAGAAATACTATGCCCAGTACAACGACCAGGAAGGCACGGCCGAGCTGTGCAACGGCTCAGGATATCTCTTCAGGCGCACGGGCGAGCGGCGCGCCACGCTGGTGAGTTACAAAGACGGTGGGCTGGTGCTATGCGGACGGTGCGACTTGGCCGACAGCCAGCAGGCGGACGACACCGCCCCCCTCACCCCGGACGAGGAGCAGGAAGCCTGGGGCTGGTGGGCGGAGCGGCAGGCGCAGGAGGCCGAAGACGACGCCCGACGGCGCGACGAGGACGAGGCGTAACCACCGACACGGGGGCTGGCGGAAGGCGGGCCCCCCACACAGAGGAGACGAGCCGATGCATCCCTGCACAGCCTACACCCGGACGCTGGCGGAGGCGACGTGGACCTTTCGCGTGGGCGATCACGTCCGCAACGTCTACACGGGCCGCGTCCGCGTGATCACCCGCCTGTGGGCGCGCGATCCCGGCGCCCTGACCACGCCCTGTCTGGTGGAGCTCGCCGGAGGCGGCCGCTGCTGTCTCCTGGTCCTCGCACCCGCGCCGCCCAGCCCGCCGGAGGCCGCGGCCAGCCGGCAGCGCGACGACGACGCGGCCTAACCCACGCGGGGGCCGCCGAACGGCGGCCCCCCCCCCATCACCCAAGGAGAGACGAGGATGACCCGTCCGACGATCCTCACGACCATCACCACGGCCCAGGGCTGGAGCTGCCTCCTGTATCGGCAGGGCACCACGTACCCTGTCGGCGTCCTGTCGTCCCACCGGCGGCCCATCCCGCTGGCCGACAGCGCCTATGCCACGTATGCGGCCGCGCATGACCGGCTCCTGCAGGAAGCGCAGCAGCGCCACCGCGAGGAGACGACGGGGCGCACCTCCCCCTCCCCCAAAGAGACACCATAGTATAATTATACCTATACTATGCCATACACAGAGAGGACAACGTCGGGGCCAACCACGAGTTGCCCCCCCCAGGCCAATGGACGCGGTGCCGTACCCCACCGCCTCACCCCGAAAGGAGACCACGATGCCCGAGCCGACACCCGCTCCCCCGACGACATGGCGCCAACTGGTGGTGCCGATCCTCCTGGCCCTCCTGGTGCTGCTCGTGGGCCTAGTCGGCTATCAATATGGCTGGATGGCCGGCTGGCAGGAACGCAGCACCCACTGTCTCACGCCACGCTAACCTCATCCCCAAGGAGATGACGATGCCCGAGCCCACACCCACGCATACCGAAGCGCCGTATGCGCTGTCGGGGCCGTACCCCACCCCAGCATCCCACAGCGAAGCCCCCTGCTCGCTCAACATCAAGCTCCGCGTCGCTGGCGGCGACGTGCAGATTACCGGGCGGGGCCAGACGCCCGCCGAAGCGGTCGCCAACGTCCTGGAGACGAAAGCCCTGCTCACGGCGGCCCTCACGGCCCCCACGGCCCCCACGGCCCCCACGCCGCGGCCGAGTCGCACGCAGCGCCTGGGCGTGCTGTTGGCCTGTGGTACCGAGAAAGCCGTCGCCCAGGGCGATCTGGCGCGCCTCACGCGCCTCGTCAAAGCCTATGAGTTGGTCGTGCGGGGGCACGTCGTCGCCAACCCTGATGGCGGCGGCGCCCTCGTGCAGTCGCAGGCCGCCGGCGCCACGACGCACTACCGCGTCGTCGGACGCCGGTGCGAGTGTGCCGATTACACCCGGCATGTGGAGGCCGAACAGTCCTACTTATGCAAGCACGGGCTGGCGTATTTGTTGGTCCAACGGCTCGACGCGCAGGAGGCCGCCGATGGATCCTGAGCGCCTGCGCCGCTTCTTGGCGCTCACCTGGGAGGGCATGGCCGCCGCCGGCCAGCCCCTCAGCCGGGCGCAGGCGCACGCCCTCGCGGCGCAGGCGCTGCGCCAAGTGCACACGCGCTACCCGCTGCACGGCTATGCGGTGACGCAACTGGACGGCACGGTACGCGTCATTGCGGTGTGTGACTCGTGAGGCCTCGCGCGCGCGTCGTCGCGCGAAGTACTTATTACTTCGGGCGCGCGCGTGAGAAAATGGGTGACTGGAAGCAATTTTCCGAGAGCATACTGGTCTATTCCTATCGAGAAACAGCCGCCAAGAACGCCAGTCGCACACTGTTGGCGTTCTTGGCGTGCTTCCCCCAAAAACCATTCAAAGTCATTGATAGTATTGCATAGAAACAACATTGCCACGCTACACACTTTTCGGCAACATTACCAACATTGCCACATTGCCAACCATGTCAACATTGCTAACATTGCCACCCGTCTTAGTCGGGATCTTCATCGCCCGGTTCCCGATCCCACGGCTGAAAATCCGGTAAGCGCCAGTACCAGCGGCCATCGCCGTGGGACTTGGACGATAAAATCCCGAGCATCGCCTTGGCCCGATTCAAGGTCCGTTCCGCAATCCCCACGGCCTCCGCCGCCGTCTGGATCAGCGTCTGCGGTTGCGGCCCGTCTTGCAGGGCCTGCTTGAGCCACTTGGCGGCGTTACTGAGTTGGTGCTCCCGTTTGCGCGGCTGCATGCGGGTGAGGCTGTCGCCGTCCAGTTCGGAAGCGCCATGCCAGTGGAAGCCATCGGCCGCCAGCGAAAACACCATCGAGCGGCCCGTGGGACCAAAGGAATGTTTGATTTGCGCGACAATGCGGAGCCGCTCATCATCGGGCGCTTCGCCAATGACCAGCACGGAGCGCGCTGCAGCGGAAAAGTCAATCGAGCCCATGCCGCGATAGAGTAACTTGCCCCCCACTTGCTTATTCCAGTGGCGCAGCGGCACGATGGCGCAGCGGGTTTGCGCCGCCACCTGCCCGAGCTGCATCAGCAGCGGGCGCACTTCATTGGCGCGGTGCATATCGACATCAGCCCCGAGATAGGCTTGCAGCGGATCAATCACCACGAGGGAGGCTTGCAGATCGTGAATGGCTTCGCGAAGCAAGGTGAGTTGGGCAAACGTCCAGGGCAGGAGTTCGCCCGTGGTCGTCCACCCTTCCAGCACATAGAGGCGCTCCAGGTCGGCGCCGAGAATCCCGGCCCTGGGGCGCAGCGTATCGGCAATACCATCTTCGGCACTCAGGTAAATCACCGTGCCAGGGGGATAGCGGGCCGGGGACACGCGCCCGTCCTGGCTGGGGAGGCTATAGCCCTGCGTCACAGCGGTCGCCAGGGCAAACATCAGAAAGGTTTTGCCCAGGCCGGGATCGCCCTCCAGCAACGTCAGTTTCCCCCGTGGGACATAGGGCTCCCACAGATAGGTTACCGCTTCGGGCTCGACACTCGCCAGTTTGGTGAGCACGAGATGGGGGGCGACAACCGCCGGACGGGCGGCCTGGATCAGCGCCTGCAAGGCCTCCAGGCTATGCGTCGGCAACCAGTCGGACACGTCGCCATGGGCAGGCAAGTCTGGGAGGTCAACCCGTACTAAGCTGCGCACATAGCCACTGAGGCGCCGAGTTACCAGGTCGGCATGCTTGCGCCCTGGGGCGTCATTGTCGGGCAGGAGGATAATGGAGGCGCCGCGCAGGGTCTCACTATAACTGTCCTGCCATTTCTCGGCCCCCATCGGATTACACGTTGCCACGAGGCCCGCGGCGCGCAGCGTCTCGACATCTTTTTCCCCCTCCACGAGATAAATGGGCAGGCCCCCCGCAATCGCGGGCGCCAGTTCCGGCAGGCGATAGAGCACCAGGGAGACGCCCTTCAGATCGTTCAGCCACTGCCCCGGCTCGGTGGGATGCGGACGGCGTTGGAAAAACGTTTTGCCGCGCGTGGGATGCTGCACCCGGACGACTTGAAAGCGCGGATAGCCCTGGAGATCATGATAGGTGTAGAGGGCGTCATAGCGGGCGCGGCGGGGGGCGCGGGCCAGGCCCAGATGCTCCATGACGGTGGTGCCGAGGCACCCGGCAAAACAGTGCACGCGGATCTCCCCGTGCTCCTCCCACAGATGCAACGACGTATCCGAACTGCCCTGATGCACCGGGCACTTGGCGCGCCAGCCCCCCTTGTCGTGATGCGCGCCCTCACAGCGTTGCGCCAGCTCAGCAAGCGTCTCCATGGCGCGTCCTTTCCCGTGTGGCTGCCGCGTGCTTCCCCTCTTCCTGCTCTAGCCAGGCTTCAATGGCCACGGTGGCGTGCTCGCGGAGGAATCCGCCATGGCCAAAGCGCGACAGGGTTTTGCGGGTGACCCCAATTTCGGGGGCAATCTCCACCACATGCCGCGCCCCTTTGCAGATAAAATACCGGCGGCGTAACTCAGTCATGGCGTCGAGGACCAGCATAGCGATTCCCCTCTTCATAGTGCGCTCATTTTGGACATAAAGTGCACTATACTGGACAGCAAGGGAAAAAGCAAGTGAAAAAATAGGGAACAATCGCGTGGCTAGGCATGGGAGCGGTATGGGCAGGCACAGCCCACGAGGGAGGCAGACGTGACGCGGGAAACGCCGCATCACTGGGGCAGGCAGGCCGGAGGAGGACGCTGGGATCTTTTTAGGGGGTTGGCGGCTTCGCGCGCAAGCCCCGCCGGGGCGCCGCGTGCCGCTCCGACGGCTTGCCCTCTTGCGCCACCACCCACTCTTCAATGGCCAGGAGCACACTGACACTCACATAGCCGCCCCGCGCATAGCGCGCCAGGGTATGCCGACTCACCCCGACTTCGCCCATAATGTCGAGGACGGACCGGGCGCCTTTCGCGGCAAAATAGCGCGCCTGTAACGTATCCAGCATTTCTAAGACAGCCATGATGTCCCCCTATGGGATTTTTTTGGTGACTTTTAAGGACAACCTGTGTAGTCTATCAGGCAAGATGGTTTTGTGCAAGCAACGTCCCTCCCGGCACAGCACTGCTCCCGGGCCCGAGCGCACGAGGAAAGGCGGCACTGATGGCAGACGAGATCGTCCCCTTCGGGAAATACAAAGGCCAGCCGCTCGCGCTGCTCGCACACGATCAAGCCTATTGTGAGTGGCTGCTTGGCCAACACTGGTTTGTGCAACGCTACGCGAACATCCACACGCTGATCGTCAATCATTTTGGCGAACCCGCCGAGACGCCAGACCATAACCGCCTCCAACTCCGGTTTCTGGATCTGGACTTCCTGTCACGGTGCTCGCACGCCATCCTTGCCGTAGTTGAGCCTGCGACGGTGACAGAGAAGACGATCTTTCTGCCGTTCGCCTTGCCCCGGTTTGAAGTCATGGGCGCCGATGTGGTGTGGCGGCTTCCAGAGCGAGGCCAATGGGAGGTCATACGAGCAGAACAGACGATACGCACGGCACTAGGCCGGGCGTACGATAAGGATATCAGCGACCTCCAGGCCAGAAGAGGCAACCATATCGAGACGGTCATCCAGCATGAACAAGGCCGGTGGGAAGAGATCAATGCACGTTTTACGGACGTGAGACGACAATGCGCCTGGCAGGCAAGAGGAGCACACAGCCTGTGGGGGAATAACAACCCCTGCTCGATTGGGCGCATTGTCGTATATGGCTATGCTTCTACCATAAGTGTAGAGAATGCCTGCCCGAATTGTCGCAGGTGGGGGGAAGAGAGAAACAAACGATTCATGGCCCTGCATGACGCACGAGAGCGCGCTTGGCAGGACGCTGCCACGCAGTATGAAGCCCATGTCAACGTCCTCAGACCGTTCTTCAGCTCTGCCTCCCAGAGTGAAACACTCGCGTTTGTGGAACAGTGGGAGGGCTATAGTCGGCCGTTTAGTGTGGAATGTAAGCCCGCGCTGGGCGATGATTTCCCCGCCGTCTTACGTTTCGTCACGTCGTTGAAGCAGGACCAGACCCCGTACCGGGCTGTGGTGATTGAGCAGTATACCGGGGCCGGTGGTACGCTGGAGCAAGTCCGGGTCTTTTTCGGGCAGTCAGGCATCGTGCTGCTCACGGTGCCAGAGATTGAAGCCACGTCTCCCTTGCGCACCGCCGCGCTGGACGATCTGTACCGCAAGCCCCTTGACGACGCCATGTGGACACGCCCGTCATGGAGCGACTGAGACGCCCGGAGGTGCCATGCCCAATGCCGCACACGATACAGTCCTGAGACTCGCCCTGGTCGCCATGGCACTGGATCCCACCGCCGCGCTGACCCCCGCGCAACGCGCGTGGTGCACGGCCCTGCCGGCCAGGCGCACGCCCCTCACCCCTGGGGAACGGGCGCGCCTCCAGGGGCCGCTGCTGGCGTGGGTGCGGCAGGCGCTGCCGGGATGTGTCACACTCGTCGCCCAACAATTTCAACGCTAGGAGAGACGTGTATGCCCGAACGCAAGCCCCCCACGCTTCCCCTGTCCCCGCTCTTGCCCACCACCGCGCCGTGTCCGACCTGCGGCGCCTGGCTGCTCATCCGCGAGTGGGTGGCGGCCATGCCAGGCCAGGCGCCGTACTGGCGCGAGCTGGCGGCGCCGGTCTCTCCCGTGTTGGGGTTGCCGCACCACTGCCAAGGAGATCCCGTATGACGCTGCAGGGCCAGCATATTGTGGTCCTCGACTGTGAGACCCTCCACAGCGCCCAGGATTGCCGCCATTGTGGCCTGCCCAAAGAGGCGCACGGCTACCAGCAGCAACAGCGCTATCAGTGTCTCGATGATGGCCGCGTGTACGAGGCCATCGGCTGGGACGACCACGCGGCCTTAGGACTGAGCATCGGCTGCCTGTATCACTATGCCACCGACCACACTCAGTTTTTTGAGCCGCACACGCTCGAAGCGACGCTCCTCGCCCTGCTCCACGACCAGCCGCTCATCGTCAGTTTCAATGGACGCCAGTTCGATGGTCCGCTCATGGCGGCGGTCTATAGTACCCAGATGGACCTCGCTGATGACCAGGGGATCCTCAGTCGGTTGACACAACCCTGGCAGACCCTCTGGGACGCCTCCTATGATCTCCTGGCCGCCATCTGGCAGGTCGATCCGGAGCGCAAGTTTGAGCGCGGCCTCAACTCCCTGGACGCGCTCAGCCAGGCGAACGGGTTCGGGGCCACGGCGATGGACGGCGCTGACGCCCCACGCCGGTGGGCGCAGGGGCGCGTCGCCGAGGTGGTGACCTATTGCCTCACTGACGTGTGGCGCACCCGCAAACTGTTTGAGTTGGTGTGGGAGACGGGCCAAGTGCTCCGGGGGGATGGCCAGCCGATCCAGTTGCCGCGGCCGATCCTACCGAGCACCGCTTGACAGCGAAGCATAGGCCATGATACGCTTTGTGTATGGATACATCATTCTCGCTACTCGACATTCACCCGGCCCACTATGTGCGTCTCAGTGACGCCGCACGCCAGATGCGGGTGCCGATCCAGAATCTGCGCCGCTGGGTGAAAAAAGGGCAGGTCCCGGCCGTGCAAACGCCGACCGGCCTCTATTACATCCCCATTGCCTGGGTGGAGGCCTATCTCCACCCGATATCACCCCCTCACCCCAAGGAGACCTGACGATGCCTGACCTGCAACCCGTGCGCAAAAAGGCCGACCTGCTCCCGGCCCCCGTCCTGGCTCTGGTGCAGACGCTGCTCCCCGACTGTACGACGCTGTTGCCCCCCGATATCGCCCTGGACCACTTCCGCGCCGCGCTGTGGCTCGAACTCACCGGACGGCCCCAACTCGCGGAGTGCTCGGTGCCCTCCTTACGCGAGGCGATTGTGCAGGCGGCGATGCAGGGCATGCTGCCCGGGCGGGATTGTCACCTGCTCCCCTTTCGGGAGAAAGACAAAGGCCAGCGGCGTGCCACCTTCGTGGCCAATTATTTTGGGGTCATCCGAGGGCTCTATCGCACCGGCATGGTCGAGCAAGCCTTTGCCGAAGTGGTCTACCAGCACGATGTGTTCGATCTCGATTATGGTCGCCCGCAGGCGCTCATCCACAAACCGCCCAGAGGGGCCCGTGGTCGGCCCGAGGGCGCCTACGGCTTCATCCTGGTCCGGGGCAACACGCATCCGTTGGTGCACTATATGCCCGAAGTCGACCTCAACCGGGTGCGCGACAAAGCCCCGGCACACGATCACGGCCCGTGGGTGAGTGATCCGCAGGAGATGTGGCGCAAGACGGCCCTGAAAAACGTCGCCAAGTACGCGCGGTTGACCCCGCAGCTGCAGCAACTCCTCCTGGACGATGACGCCCGGCAGCGCGAGGATATCCCGGTGGAACGGCATCTCAAAAACCTGGAGGACGCCTTCAGCCCCGACCCGCGCGGCTCGACGCCCACGCAGGCGCCGCCGGTGCGCCCGAGAGAGCCCGCGGTGGCCGCGAGCCCTGCCGAGATCGTCGAGCCTGCCATTGCCCACCTCCAGAGCGAGATTGACGCCCTCCTGGCGGCGCAGGGCGTGGGCGACGCGGAGCGGGCCCGGTGGTGGCAGAGCAAAGCCGGGCAACTCTCGCCGGGGCATTTGAGCTATCTGCTGGAGCAATTGCAGACGACGGGGGGTGCCGCGCCGCCGACCATGGAACCGCCCGAGCCCGTCGGGGAAGAAGACGATCCCTTGCAGTTTGAATGATGTGCCGTTTTTGCGTGCAGGGATCGGCTCAATTTGCGTCGACCCCTGCCGCTCGTGTTGCAGGTCCTGTTTGGAGAGAACGTGGCTTATTTTGCCCGGTGGGGCGGGAAAAAGGGGTATCGACGCGTATGAGCCGCCATTGCAGTTGCCCCAAGGACGGCACGCCCTACCTCCCGACGCAGCAGTATTGCCCCCGGTGTGCGGCGCTGCTGGCGGCGGCGCGCGTGCGGAGCAGCTTTCCCACCAGCGTGCAGGCCGCCGCGGCGGCGCGCGCGGCCCCCGAGAAGCAGTTGCTGGCCCAGGTCGAGAAGCTCGCCCGTGCCCATCAGTACCTGTTTTACCACACCTTCGATGCCCGCCGGAGTGCGCCCGGTTTCCCGGATGTCATCTTGTTGCGTGCGGCCTCGCCCTGGCGCCCGGCCCGGCTGATTGTCGCGGAACTCAAGAGTCGGCGGGGGAAGGTCAGCGCCGCGCAAGCGCAGTGGCTGGCGGCGTTCCGGGAGATTGCGGGCATAGAATGTTATGTCTGGACCCCAAGCAGTCTGCCAGACCTGGAGGTGTTCCTTGATGAGTAACGACCACCCGCCCTCCTTCGTCGATGGCCAGGCCCCCGACTGGCGTGAGGGGCTCAGACGCTCCCGCCTCTTCGCGCCCTTGGTGACGCCGCACTGGCTGACGGATCCGCGGTGCCAGGCCCAGGCCGCCTACGCGCGGGCGCTGGGGAAGCCCTTCCGGGTGCTGGTGCTCGGGGACCTGCGCCTGCCCGAAGATGCGTTTGCGGGCATCAGCGACCTGCAGGTGGTGCGGGTGACCACGCCCGAGGAGGCCAGTGCGCACCTGGCGCACTGGATCCGGGAGGCGCACGATGGGTGACCCGGCCCCCCGCGCCTGTGCCTGTTGTGGCGAACCCTGGACCCCTGGGGTGGGGCAGGCGTGTGGCTGTGTCTGGAGTGCCGGGCGCGTGTACGAGGGCGTCTGTCGGGCGCATGTTGCGTGCGCCGACGCCCTGTTTCGGTACCCGCTCGGGCACCGGGTGCAGTGGCAGGGCGCGTGGTATACCATTGTGCGGCGGCGCTACGAGGAGGGCACCGTGAGTCGGTGGTGTGCGTATGGGCTCTGGCGCGGCAGCCCGGAGAGCGCGGCGACGGTGGTCTGGGCGTATGAGGCGGATCTGCGGGCGGAAGGCGAGAGGGAGGGCGGATGACGAGACCAGAAGGCATCGGGGTGGGCACGGGCGTCCAGGTGGACGAGTGGGTCTCCTGCTACGCAGACTCGTGGCAAGACCTCATCGTCCCCGACGCCTTTGCCCACCCGTGACTGGCCAAATTTGCGCGCGGCTTGATTCAAAAGATCATCGCCCACGTGCGCGACGACTTCCACGTGCCCCGGGGCGCCACCCTGCTCGACGTGTTTTCTGGCTGCGCCCTGGGCGCCCATGACAGTCTGCTCGCGGGGTATCATTTTGTCGGGGTGGAGTTGGAAGAAAAATTTTGGACCCTTGGGCAAGCGAATGTCGCCCTGTGGGCACGCAAGTACGGGAGTCTTCCTGGCTACGGGCGTGCGACGTTGCTCTGTGGCGATAGCCGGTACCTGAGGACGCTGCTTCAGGGGGAGGCCGCCTGTATCCTATCGTCACCACCCTATGCCGAGAGCCTCAACACTACGAAGCAGGGAAGTCCACAACTAGAACGTGAGAAGAATCTAGGGCGTCCTATCGCGTATGGCTGTTCGCCCGGCCAGTTGGGCGCCATGTCGCCGGGGCGGGTGGCGGCCGTGGTGAGTTCGCCGCCGTACGGTACCGGGGATAGCGCCGGCGCGGAGTCGCTCCAGCGCCGGACCGATGCCAGCGCCCAGGCTATGCTGGCCGCCCAGGGGTGGCACGGTGGAGGGCAAGTGTCGCCAGACAACCTGGCTACCGCCCCGCCCCCGACGTTTTGGGAGGCGGCGTGCGTGATCCTCCGTGAAACCTTTGCCCTGCTGCGCCCTGGCGGCGTGGCGTGTTTTGTCGTGAAGGCCTATGTGCGTGATGGCACGCTGGTGGATTTCCCGCACCAGTGGCAAGCCGTCTGTGAACGGGTGGGCTTTGTGACGGTGCACGAGCACCACGCCCTCTTGACCGAGGACTACGGCGTGCAGGGACACTTGTTTCAGGAAGAGGATACCCGGCATCAGGTCAAGCGGGTGAGTTTTTTCCGCCGGTTGGCCGAGCGGAAAGGCAGCCCGGTGATTGACCACGAGACCGTCTTATGCATGGTGAAGCCAGGAGAGGCCGAGGGCGGGGGCGTGGCGTGTGTCCTCAGTTCGCCGCCGTATCAGCAGTCGGATAACCGGGGGGATCGGTCGTCTCAGGAGCGTTTCCGTGCGCAATTAGTTCGTGATGGCAAGGCACATGGGACCCTGGGCGCTTTGATGGGGCACGATTATGGCTCCACACCGGGTCAGTTGGGCGCCATGCCCCCCGGCAGCGTCGACGTCGTGATCAGCTCGCCGCCGTATGCCGAGAGCCCAGTGGAAGGGACACGCGGCGGGCGCATGGGGGCGGGCTCTCCCGGCCAGCACTGGACGACGAAGGTGACAGAGCACCAGCACAACTACGGCTCGTCACCGGGCCAATTGGGCGCCATGCCGCCAGGAGACCCCCATGTTCCACGTGCCTGAAGCCGCTCGCCAGTGCACGGGGCCGTTGGCGAGCACAGCAGCCCATGGGAACAACGGGGCGTTTGTCATGCCCTCGTCGATTGCCGGACGCTGGTTGCGGATCATCGTGTCGGATGGCTATGGCTTTGATCATGTGTCAGTGCATGTCGAGGACGCCAAGGGCCGCCGCAAAATCCCCCTGTGGGAGGAAATGTGCGCCGTCAAAGCGGCGTTTTGGGATGCAGAGGACGTCGTCATGCAACTCCATCCGAAGGAGTCGGAGATGGTCAACAACGAACCGCACACGCTGCACCTCTGGCGGCCCCAGGGGCAGACGATCCCGACGCCGCCGTCGGTACTGGTCGGCCTGCGGGGGGTCGGGGAGCTGCGCCCACGATGACCCCGGAACTCTGCCCACTCACCTGCCTGGAAGCGTTCCGCGTCATGTGTGCCGATCTGGACGTCGACGAGGCGCGGCTGCTGGAGGCCCTCCATGCCTGTGCCGTGCCGCCCGACGCGGACCCGCTCGATGGCTGGGACGCCGCCTTGTTGCGGGCGAAAACGTGGCTGACGCCTCCCCATCGGGAGGACACGCGGCGATGAGACACAAACCCCCGCCGGAAGCGCAAGGCATCGAATACGTCTTGCGGACCATCCCACCCGGTGGGGACCTGGATCTGTACGTCTTTACGGATCTGCAGCATGCCCGGGAGTGGTTACGTCAACCCTTCGTGAGCGATGCGGAGTGGGCGATTACCATAGCGCACATCCGCTATGGCAAGCGGGCGTGTGCCCACTGTGGGCATCGCAAAACGTATTGGCTCCGACACCAGACGCTCCCTCCCAGCGTGTTTTGTGCCGCCCAGGGGGAGGATGCCCCCCCCCAGGAGGCCACCATGCCGACGCACTATGAACCCAATCCCGACTGGGTCCTCGAAGCGATCTCTTGCTGCCAGCACTGTGGCTGCTTGCCGGAAGGACACCATACGGATGGCCGCTGCTACAGCGTTGCGGAGATGGGTGCCCGCCTGCGCTGGGCGCAGCAGACCGGGCGCTGGCCGGGACCAGACGAGGACGTGACCGCTCCCCCAGGAGGCCCGACGGTCCCGCTATGACGCTATTTGTGCTGGGCTTTGGGTGTCATCTGTATCTGGTCTCGCTCATTGCCCACCGCGGGCTCCGGCGGGATCAGTACGTGCTCGTCGGGGGGATTGTGCTGTTGGATCTCTGGTCGCTGTATATCATGTGGAAGAGGTGACGATGAAGTCCGCACGCCGCCTCACCGCCCACGACCGGCTGGCGCTGTGGTTCCTGCTCCTGTGCTGTGTGCTGAGCGCGGCTGGCGGGTGGCTGCTGCATGGGCTGGTGCGCTAACGGCGCCTCCTAGGGGCCAGGAGAGGGGCGAGACTCCGTCGGCCCCGACGGGGGCCGTACGCTCGACCTACCTCCTGACTCTCGTGCGGCGGGCAGGGGGTGGCGCGTGGGGTGGTGCGTTAAAGGAGACCACGACATGGAGGAGGCATTTTATGAAGAGCATTGGACGGACAGTCAGGGAGATCCAGCCGGAGGGCTGACGACCGGACGGGGGATGAACCTGGTGTGGCAGAATGGGCCCTTAGGACGCGGCCAGGAGCGGCGTGCACCGAATGGGTGCGGTGTCGAAGAGGTCATCCAGGCCGCCATTGGTCGGCTGGAGTTTTACCAGGCGTCACGCTTTGCGTGTGAGGCCAATGCCGAAGCCCTCCATGCGCTCTATCATGCCGCAGCTGCACTGGAGAGGCGCACCCGCGACCGTGAAGAACGACAGGTGGAAGGCACGCACACGCCGTGATGCCGCGCGCGCTGGGCGCAGAGCCCCCGGCCGCAGGGATCGGGGCGCTCGTGGCCTCCGTGGGGGTGCCCTCAGGGCACGCCGGTTGGAACACTTCTGCCGGCTCCTTCCCTACGCAAACGCGGTGGAATTCCGTCGTCGGCGCGCGCCCCTGGAGATCCTGGCCTATGCGCTGTCGCCATTGCCCTCAGGAGGCCACGCATGTCGTGCGGTGCTGGCTCCATCGCCTACACCGGTATGGTGCCCCCTGGGCTATCCTGAAAGCGAGGCCGGGGGTGCATTGGCCACCGGTGTACTGTCGGTGGCATGCCACGTGCGAAGCCGTGGTGCGCAATTATGGCTCCTTCCCCGCATAAAGATGGTGCCATGCCGTGGTCGGCGCGCGCTGCTATTCTGCGACAAAATAATTCCAGACATACGTCGTCGCCGCCGTCAGCGCCGCCGCGCCACTGTTGACGGTAAACCCCTGGCCATTCGTCCCAGAGACATACACGCCGGTCGTGCCCGCCAGCCCGGCGGCGTTGAGGTTCGCCGGGGTGAGCGTGACGTTGAGCGCGGCCGACGGCATATCCGGATCCCCCGTATGCCGGGAGATGGTAAAGATCGCCGTATCAATGGCCGGGGTGCCACAGGTCGTCACCGACACTTGCCCCGAGAGCATGGTGGAGCCGGCCCGGATCGTACCCGCCCAACACGAGACATCGCCCGACCCGCCCCCAAGGGTGAGGTCCGGCAGATGCCCGAGGCCCCCCAGGAAGCGTTGCGTCGAGGCGTTGTCGGTGCGATCTGACAGCGACTCGGTGATGAGCGTGATGGGATCACGGCGCACGACGTTCCGCCAGGTGTCGTTGACGCCCGTATCGGTAATCGCGGTGGCGCCCGTGGTGAGGATGACGCCGTCCAGGGTGTTATTGTGCGTCGGGTAGGTCACACTGACGCCGCCTTGATTGCGCACCCCCTGGAGCTTATTGAAGTAGGCCGTCGCCCCGGCAATCTGGAGTTGGCCCAGGACCACGCCATTGATGACCTGGTTGCCGACGCCCTCGATCCGCACGTCGGGAATCCCATCCCCGCCATGATTCGCCTCAAAATCCATGCCCACGAATGTATTGTACACACACCCCGTGCGCGGTCCCGTTTCCCCCGGACAGAGGAGCCCGGCGCCGCCATTGTTCTCACTGGTGCCCCCGACAAAGGTCGTATCCTGCGCACTGAGCAGGAGCAGGCCATCGCCCGAGACGCCCTCACAGATCGTGTTGAGAAAGACATTGGTCGTCGTCAGTTCGAGAAAATTCACCCGCTGATCGAGCACCAGGCAATGCACCGGCTGCACGGCAAAGGCCCCTTCTTGCATCGAGACGCGGAAGCTGCTCCAGGTATCTAAGACCGTAAAGAGGCTGTGCAGGCCGCTCTGGCTCACATCGGTGACGCGGAGGTCGTCAAAGCGGCCATGGATACAGGCGCGGCGATAGATCCCATCGGTCGTACTGGCGTTGCCCTGAATCAGGAACCCGCGCATGGCGGTCCCCGTACAGGTGATCGCCCCCGACGCCCCGCCGTCCATGTTGACGGCGACGCCGGTGCCGGTGTGGTGCAAGGTGGTCAGGGCACTGCCCGCGCCCTCCAGGGTGAGGCCACTGACGGCCCAGTTGGGGGCGGTCGCATAGGCAAACACGCCGGGCACAAAGACATAGTGCCGGCCGGCCGTCCAGGGCAGGGCGGTGTCCCAGCCCGTCCAGGGATCAGCCGTGGTGCCCGTGCCGCCGGTGGCATACTCATGGACGAAGATCTCTCCCAGTGCCCGGCTCACGCTGGACCCCGTATTAAGCCGCGTGACCGTGGTAATGACCCCGCCACTGACGGTCACCTGGGCAAACTGGAGGGCGTCTCCCGGATCGGCCACCGCCAGCGTACTTTGGCGCCACAGATACTGCGTCCCTGGCTGGCGGGTCCAGTTCGCCACGACGGTGGACACATCCCGGTGCAGCGCCAGCCAGTAGGTGCCATCGCCCCCGGTGAGCGGCCCCAGGGTATGCGCCGTTTGGGTCGCGTAGACCAGGTCCCCGGCACTCCCCCGCACATAGCCCTGGCACGCAAAGGCGGCCAGCGTCAGGCTGCTGGAGGGCACCACGGGAGCGCAGTGCTGCGGCAGGATGGTGGGCGTGGTCAGATCGCCCCACCAGCTTTGCAACTCGCCCTGCGTATCGGGGCGGCTGTGGGTGTTGCCGGCCCAGGCCGGGACCCAGGCCAGCAGGAAGCCGAGACACAGCAGCAGGGCAAGGACGGAGCGTTTACTTAACATGGGTAGTCTCCTCGTGCCATCGTTTGCGTAAGAGGGGCGCCTTCTTGCGGTACGCCTGGGTCAGTCGTTCCCACTCGGGTTGGATGGCGGCCCACTCCGCAGGATGCTCCTTGCGCCACTGCGCGCTGCCGTATTGGAGCGGCTTGGTGCGGCGCACCCACTGCCGATAAGACGCCTGCACGCGGGCAGGATGGGCCTGGCGCCAGCGCTGGACTCTGGCGATGCATGCGGCACGGTGCCGGGCATAATAGCGGCGATTGGCGGCCCGCATCTGCTCCCGGCGACGGGCGGTTTTCGCGGCGTCCAGGGCCTGGCGGGCCGCGGCGGAGGCCGTATAGAGGGGGCACAGGGCCTCCAACTCTGCCGTCAGCGGCACTTCACGGGCCAGGCGGGCTTGCTGTCGCTGGTGGACTTGGCACCACGCCAGGCGCAGCGAAAAC